TTTATATTTTTTTTATAATTGTATAATTTTTTTGAGAAACCCCACAGTTGAAATTTTTATAAAAGAGTTGTGAAAAATTTGTGAAGTTGTATCAAAAAAATGCAACACTTTTTGTGATGGCTGTCATATGTTTTTATTCTAATCTGCAATTTTTGCAGGTTGGAATATTTTGGATGGCGGTGGGTTTAGGTTTGTAAAGAACCTGCAATTTTTGCAGGTTCCGACATTTTGGCTGGTAGCTTCTGGGGTACTGGACATATCTGCAATTTTTGCAGGTTTGTCCAGTTGGTTGGAACCTGCAATTTTTGCAGGTTCCGACACTGCAAGTTTGCAGATTATTCTAAGCTGTCAACAATAAGCTTAGTGTATTCCTTAATCCCCACGCTTGTCAAATGCACACCATCCCTTATAAAAAACTGTGGATGGTTTTTGCTAAAATCATACCAATCAATTATTTTCACATTAGGATATTTTTTACTCGTTTTAAAATAGAGATTATTTACTTCATGCTTCCATATGTATTTGTTTGGAAGCTCAATCGTGCAGAGATAAATCTTTTTACCATGCAAAATATTTATTAAACGCTTTAAATCGCTTGGCTTTACATATCCATTTGTTCCAAGCTCAATGACAAATACATTGTAATCATTGATATTGATACGTTTTACAACATTAAACACACTATAAAACTGTCTACCTACTCTGCCGTTTACATATATATTAGGTATTGCACGCCTTAAGTAAGGTTTCAATTCTAAAGATATGCTGTCGCCAATGAAAGCCACATGCATAGGTTTAGCTACAGCTAAACTTTGCAACAATGCAATTGTGGTAAAAAATAACTTAATATATTTAAACATATTCTATCACCAAAAATTAATATAATCTACAGCACACATCGGTTTGTATTTTTGTCCCCACTCAAAGATATGGAGCGAGTATAAATAATTAATATCACAAGCACTTCTATATTGCCTACACCTTCCATGACTACGCCAAACACAAACATAACCACGATGGTGTGGCTGTCCGATGTGAGATTTGCAATAATCATAACAAGCCTTCCATTGATAAGAGCCTGCACCTTTGCATTCCCAAATTACCCAATTGCCACCATTGTATCTTTGATAAGTCATCCAAAGCTTGTGCTCTGGTGTGGAATGTATAAGTGTTTTTAAAACATAAGCAAACCCATAAAACGCATCCATGCTCCAACGGTCTTCCCAATGTGGAAATAAAGGTCTGAGTAGCCAATTTTCATCTACAGGCGTAAGCTGAAAATATCCAACACTACCCCAACCATCAATGCTTGTAATCCAAGTGCAGTTAGACTCCTGTTCAGCTAAGGCTACATTGTACCACCACGGAAAGCGTGGCGATATAATCTGTTTTGCTGCTTTTTCTATTGGCTTTTCTAATTTAACACATCTTGGATTAACCCAAGCTAAAGACAATTGCGATATAAATAAGAAGCACAATACTATATATTTTGTCATACGGATCCCTCCATTCTATATGTCCTACCTTCAGTAAGCGAGTTGTGTAGTAATAAACCAAACCAGCGCTTGCCAGTGCTACTTTCCTTGCCAATGCAAACAAGAAAGCTCCATGAGAAATAGTAGTGCTAAATGCTATAGCAAAAAACACTACAGCCAAGATAATGTCCAGCCAATGCTTTTGAGCGATTACCTTTAAGTGATTCATATTTAACCTCCTTTACAAGTTTTCAAAACATCTCTTAAAAGCTTATTTTCTCTTTGCAATCTAAACATGTAGTTTAATAATTGTTGCAATTTTGCAGTAATTGGTTCTTGCTTCTTGATAACAGGCTTTTTTGTATGTGGAATATCTGGTATAGGACAACGCACAATCACTTCTTTGGTAATAGGTGGAAGCGTTACTGTTCTTGGTTGCATCGCACAGCTAAACAGCAACAGGCTACTTGCTAAAATAATTAGACGCTTCATTTATCATCTCCTTTAATGCTTTACACTCATCTTTCTCATGCGGTATCTCAATTTGTGGAATTGGCTTAACCGCTTCTTTAACAATGATTGAGTATCGTTTGATAATCTGTTTTTTGTTTAGCTGGCAATCGTGTTTTATCTTACTATACAGATTTGCGTAATAGGATATGTAAGATTGTTCTTGTGTGATTTGTTGCTTTTGCAAGATTATCACTTCGTTTAAATGTTTGATATGATGAAAAGCATAAATATCAAACGCTACAGCACAAAACAAAGCAATTGCTATTCCAAGCCTAAATACAGTCCCTAAACCTAACAATCCCATCATGATTGCCCCGTTAAGTTAGGGAATGGTGTTTTAAATTCAAACGTTGGCAACGGTAAAGAAGTTGCTTGTTGAATTTTTTGTAGATATGTGTAGTATTCTTGCTTTACTTGATATACAAAATATTGTCTGTATGATACTTTTAACACTTGAGTAAGCCAATAGTTGATTGTAGTGTTGCTGTTTGTGTTATAGGTCGTATTAAGGTTAGATAGAGCTGTGCTAAAAGCTGTTCCATTCAGAAGAGCAGTTCCAATAGCTTTTCTGAGAGCTGTAATATCTATACCCTGAGAAGCAAGATAATTCTCGCCGTTTGTGATATCTGACATATCAGCACGTTGTTTTGCTTCAGGGTAATATTTCAGGATATACGCTGTGGTTTGTTGTGATAGGTCTTTGATAGCTTTTTGTTGAGCTTCTGCTAACAGCTCTGCTTGTGTTTTTGCTCTAATTTGTTTTCCGTCGTAAATCACATCATTAGGCGAGTTTACATCAAGCTCTATAGCATTCACTCCCTTTGGCACAGCAGAGGGAGTTAACGCACAACATAAAACATTGTTGTTTAAATAAGCCCATACTTTCATGATATCCTCCTTATGATTACCGCACCTGTGGCAGTACCTCCATTCAAAAAGACCTGAAAAGATCCGAGTGAAGTCCACGATGTAGATGTGTCAAGCCATATACTTGAATCAAAAGATGCACCAGAGGCATCACCGCTCAGTCCTATGATTGGCTTGTAATATGAAGCACCGAAATAGGCGATAGTCGCTCTTGTAAGGATTGGTGGTTGATCTGAAGAACTGACCGCCCACATGAAACAATTATGCGCCCCACTACCTAATCCATAGGTATATGTAGTAATAGCATTTGAATAACTCGTATTGTTGGGATATAGAATAAAGTAACAGCTTGATGTTGATCCTACTCCAACAAGAGCGGTTAGTTCATATGCAACTGGAGTAGCTGGTGAAGAAGGTTGAGGAATTGCTATATGAAGAGGTGTTAATGTTTCACTACTAAAGCTTACATACGCTACTTCCCCGACTTCCAATAGATAATCAGCCGTTGCTGAAGTTAAATTTACAGGGTTTGCGTATCCATTGCCTATTCCTGGTGGCAAAACGCTATATGGAAACTGTGCGTTTGCATTTAACGGTAAGATTGTATTAGGCTGTGGCGTTGCTGAAACGCCATATCCACCTACTGAAGCTGAATTTAGCACTGTCAAACTCGTAGCAGGTATTACACTGGCTGGAAACTGTGTGTTTGAATTAAGTGGTAATAGCATATTTGGAGTAGGAGTAGCTGACGCATGAAAACCATCCACCATGTCAGAGTTCAGTGTTATATTCAGCGTTCCATTATTGACTGGTATCTGTCCTGTAGCACTTCCTACAGAGTACCCATCAAGCAATCCAGCATTAAAGGGTTGCCATTGATTGCCGTCATAAAACTCTGCAGGCTGTGTATCGCTTACCCAGATTTTGCCAGGGTAAAGGTCTGTTGGCGTTGAGCTTGAAAACTCAGGTCTTGCTGTATATAGATCTTGCATTGTTGCAAGCATGACGCTGTTGTTGATTACAGCTGTCACGCTTTGAGCGTTTGATACGACAGTGTATATGTCAATCACATCTTCTATCGTTGTCACGCCAGCAGCTGGCACAAAATCAGGATTGTTGGCATATGTGACTGCATATAGAGTATTTGGTGAGCTTTGAGTTTGTGCATAGATACCTATCTCACTTAGCAAGTATCCTATAGATAGCGAGCTGTTTGAGATAAGAAATCTAAGCCTTGCAGTTCCATCACCAACGACAGAAACGCTCTGAATTGACACCGTTTGGCTTGGATAAACCAGCGATGTCATGCTGGATGGGTTCATACTGCTTGACCATGTCCCAGAGCCCAAGACTACTTGTGTAAACTGCAAAGTTTCACCAGCTTGAGCCTGTGCTAAAAGGTTCAAGCCTTGCGTTGTTAGTATCGTACCATTAAAATCAGCCATTCATTAATTACCTCCTTGTGTAAAAATTCGCATATAGCTTGATGTCATCACAGCGCCTGCAACATAGAACTGCAAATTTTCAACGGTCTTTGGAAGATGTGTTTTTATTACACACTGTGAACTTATCATGTTAGCTGTGCCTATGTATGTGTTTGCATTGTCTATATTTACATCTGGCAGTTTTGGTATTATCCTTTCTTTTGAGCTCATTACGTTCGCAGAGCCGATATACAAATCAATATTTTGCAAATTTACACTTGGTAGATGCGTTTGCACTGTGTAATATTTTCCATCGTCAAGTGCAGAGCCAACGTATACATTGTCAGTATACTCTCTATGAACTCCTATACTATCTAACCATGAGCGGATATTTTTATATTCGTTTATAAGCTTTGCTAATTCTATATACGTTTCTTCATCAGATATCACAGTGTCAAGTAGGATTTTAAACATGTAAGGATTTCCACCATATTCAAACCATTCCTGCAATTCTGCAGTAATGCCTAAGCTTGCGAATACCTGTTTGATTGCGTATGGTGTGCCTTTATATTTATGCAAAATAAAAGCATTTTTAATCATGTTTTGTTTTTGCTCTATTGTGGTAGCAAGCTCGTAGCCTTCTATATGCAATTGCCACGCTATCAAGTCTAACAAGTTTTCATCTGTTATTTCATCTATGCGAGGCAAAATTAAAACGTTTATTATTTGATTTTGAATATTTTCAAAGCTTGTGTCAAATGTATCTACTAAATATTGAAGTTCTGCAATGCTGGAGGGTGTGAGTTTCTTAATCATTGACTAAACCTCCATACACAACATTAACGCTGTTTGGATATGCGATTTGCTGTATTGTCAAAGTTTGTTGGGTAGGAGCTGTAAGGTCTATCATATATGCTCCAGCATCTCTTATTCGTGCTATCAATTGCTCTGGCAGGATGGATCTTCCTATCTTGCTTTTAGTCCAGTTTATAAAATCTTGCACTGCCTGATTAACTTGGTTTTGAATGATAGATACTTTCGTTGCATCTGATTGAGCTATATAATATGTCACATTTATGTTGTAATAAACAGGCGTGGGAGCTATCACAGACACTTGATCTGTCAGCGGTCTGATTTGGTCTTGTGATAGAAAGGTGGCAACTGTATTTATCATGTCTTGATCTGGTATATTTCCCCCAGTTGTGGTAAAAACAACAGTAACCTGACCTGGCGCTGGCGAAAACACTTCTACATCTTCTATATCTTGATGAGCTGTCAGTGTCCAGTATTGATAAGCTTTCATAGGTCCCGCTGTGCTAAACCTTTCCATACTTAAGCGTATGCGTTGTCTGAACCTGTCATCTGTTTCTGGGTCTGTACCATACATGCTCATTGTTGTGTTCTGTACTTGTGTGACATATGGCACCGTATCCACGAGTTGATTTATTTGACCTGGTACATATCCGTTTCCTATAGAGCCTGCTACTTCACAAGCCGCTGGAACGCTTACCGTTGTGCTTCCAGCTGGTATTGTTGCATCCTGCAAAGTTGCAAAGAACAATTTTCCGTCTGGGGTCACTCGTGTCCCTTGTGGTATTACGACATTAAAATTCAACGGCTGGTTTATGGAGAATTGAAGCGTAGTTTGTGCTGGCTGTGCTGGTAGTCTTGTGACGCCGTAAAACTCTGCCAAGGCATCCAAATTACTCCCGCTTGCATATGCCAGCAGGTTTTGTTTTCCTGTTTCATTAATAGCAATAGCCAGTAAAGCTGTTGCGTATGCCTGTAAGTCTACCAAAAGCCTGTCTGGATCGCCAGGGTATAACGTTCTATTTGTAATATTTTGATAAGCATCTATTAGTAAACCTTCATAATATGTTGGGTCTGTGTTTGCAAAGCTTACATCAGCCATAAGGGTACCGTGATGATGTCTCCAGTGTCAAGCAATTGCACTTCTATTAAAACTTTTATGCCTGCATATGCTTTCTGGAGCGATACGTTTTTTACTTTTACTCTTGGCTCAAATCTTTCTATTGCATCTGTTATTTCAGCGTTGATTTTTCCAATTGTGATAGCTGTCAGTGGTTGATCTATGAACTGCCATACATCAGATCCAAAATCTGGTCTATGTACATCGCTTCCTTTTTGAGTTGTGAGTATCACTTTGATATTTTGCAGGACACTTTTGACAGTGTCTGTTTCTACCACTTGCATGTATTTATTGTGTTTATTAAAAGCCTAAAATACCAGCAAAGGTTTCAAAGCACACGTATCATTGCTTTGTTTTGGCTTTTATTATTCTCTATATCATCTTTGAGCTTATGAAAAGCTTTTATACCCAAATGGTCGTCTGAAGATATCACCACATTGTCTCCCTTAATAAAGATATAATGAGTTTCAAAACCAGTAGCTCCTTGTACTCTCTGTATGTATACCTTGTCTGGATGTTGAATAACTTCATGAGACATTTTTTCGTATTCTTCTATGCTGTTAGCTCCTACTTCTTTGCCGTGTTTTTCAAACTGTTCTGCCAGCCTTTTCGCTTCTACATCATATTGCCCATTTGCTTCTCTTCTCCAATCACTTCCCATATGTGCTCTGATTCTATTTGCAATCTCTTCAGGCTTTAATGCTCTATATTCGTTTTCAAGTTGAGTTTGCAATACTTCTTGCTGCAAATTTGCAGGTCTTATTGCTCTTTCAACCGTGATTGGTATCTTTTCTATTTCTGTCAGTGCTTCAACAGTACATCTGCAGCTTGGATGAGCTGGCGGAAACTTCGTTGGCATGCTCTCCGATGACATAGAGCGAAGCATAGGCAATGGTATGCTTGTTGTGAATGGTCGTACGGATGGCAAGCTCTGTGGGTCTGCATCAATGAGATCTATCGTACGTATTGCATCATCTGTTTGAAAGATTCTACCGTCCATCGCATTGCAATAGGGACATGTGAGTCTATCTCCTACTGCAGACCACTGGTAGTATGTTATTTCTGCTTTTTCAAACGCTCTTATACGTGCTGAATTTTTAAGCTGATTATATGTTGTGTCTATTATTTGTCTTACTTTATATTCTGTTTTTTGTGTGAGAAATTGTCCAAATCTGTTCAGAAACTCTCTAATACCTTGCTGCCCTCGTCCAATCGGATGTCCTTCCGCAAGATAATACTGGTTCATCCACTTTATGACTTCAAGCCGTAGATGTGTATCTCCTTGAAAGAATCCCCCAAGATAGAAGTCCGCTAATTTTTCTGCACATTGTATTGTCCATATGTCCGCTGATCCCAGTTCAACATCATGCATATGTGAGACTGCTTCTTTTTGCACATCTTTATAAATTTTTTCAAACTCTTTTGACAGGTAAGCTTTTGCTTCTGGTGGTAGGTTCATTTTTTCCTGCAGTTTTGCGAAAATGAAGCTCTGGAATTGTTGAAAAGAAACAAAATATTTTGCATATTTAAACGCTTCTTCTAAGACTTGATGTAATCTTTCAATCATTTGAGGCAATACTACGCTTACAAGCCTGTTTATGTCTTCGTTGCCTTTTATGTCCCAATCGTTTTCATGTCCCATTTGTTTCCAACCCCAGCTGTTTTCTTGCTTCGTCTATGTTTATTACGCCAGCTTGCAATAGTTGGACAACCGCTTGAGCATCGTATAACCTTGCTTGTGCTGATGTCTG